CTCGCCCTGGATTTCAAAGCCTTTGTTGTGGGGCAGTGCTTCAAGGGTAATGACCACCTTGCCGTCGGGCATTTTGTTCGCGCGGTCGATCTGGTCCACAGGTGTGAAATAATAGCTGAACAGATTGCGGGTCCCCGTTGGCCACAAAAAGCCGCCATCGTCGGGAATATATTCAAGGTCTTCACCCATGCTGTTTTTGGCAAAGGCAAAATAATCCCGGAACCGGACTTTCCCGATCTTCAATTCCTCTTCGGCGCCTGGATTGGCATTAAAGGGATTGGCATAGCCTTCAAAATAGCGCCGGACGGACGGATGCACCCGAATGCGATCCAACAGACCCCCGCCAACCAGGGCCGCAAATCCGTCCACGGGTTCTCCCCGGATATTCTTGCGGATATGGGTTTCGGCTTGGCGAAGCTTGTTGAGAATATCCGCCTCGGGATTGCCGAGATCCAGATCAATGACTTTCTGCGTAACCCCCATCAAGTTATACAAATTATACAGGGCGCCGTTATCCCCGGCCTTGACGACGCCATTCAGCGCCGTCGCGACCAGATATTCCTGGGTCTGGTCAAAGGTCAGACCAAGAACATCCAGACGGTCATTGACGGCCATATCAACGCTGGTCAGCTTTTGCCCGCCCGCATCCAGCCAGACATTGTCCTGTAAATCCCGTGGGGTGATCTTCACCTGATGCGTGAACTTCGCAGCGGTCAGGATCGTGGCGCTGGTTTCTTGATCGGCCAGCACAGACCGCCGCTCGTCCGCCGCGCCCGAAGACAGGACAACGATTTCCTGATCCGTCCGCGTCAGAACAAATTCCGATGTGGTCACAGGCTTTGGCTTGAACATCCCGGATTTCAGGATATCCCCAAAAACAGGGGCGCGTCCGGCGATATGCTGGGTCAGCTCTCGCGCCGTGAATGGAAAATTCAGTGGGTTTGCGGCATCCGCCATTTGTTAATTCCCTTATCCATCGGGTAGGAGCCCATCAGATTGGAGCCCATCGGTTGGCGGTTTGATCAATTGACCACCAGAATCCCGCGTTTTTCCAATGCAGCAAAAGCCGCCGCTTTTTCGCCATCGGTTACCGGGTCTGGCCATGTAATCCCGGACAGCCGAATCTCGGCCTCGCGAACCAGGGCCATCGCCGCGATATCGACACCGTCGGGGGCTTCCTGGTCCGACGTCAGCACCGCCGCGACGGTCTGGCTTCCATCCCTCGCGCCTGGGGTCCAGGCCACATAAGCCCCGCTTCCTTCGGCAAAGCTGACCGTGATCACATCGCCAACCACGAAATCCGTCGCACCATCCGCCAGATCAAACGACAGATGGGGGCTGGAATAGCTCGTCCCTTCAATGGCATCCGCAAGACGCTGGCCATTCGGGGCCACGACCTGGAAGCGGGCTGCATTGGCTGCCGCGACAACACAGGTCAGGACATACGCCCCGGCCTGGGCCATGGCGCCAGCGGTCGCCGCCGTCAAAGCACCATCGCCTGTATTGCCGGCATCTGCCGTAATTGTGACAGCGCCAAGGGTGATCTGGCCCAAAAGCGTTCCCAGGGGCAAAACACGAGTAGCGCCATTCCCCCCGACAATTGTGATTTTGTCCCGCGACCGCTGCCGCAAGGCTTCGCCCGCCAGGATCTTTCGCTCACCGGCGGGGGCTTCCAACTTTCGATATGGGAGCATCGGTTAGACCTTTTGATTGGATTGATGCGCACGGGCAGCTTGCAGGCGGGACAAGCCTGGAGACAATTGCTGTCTCTTCTCCGGTGCCTGATGATCAGCGCCCCCTGTGACCCCTTGCAAGGCCGCCATGATCTGGCCATCAAGGGCAGCCTGTGGCGACCCTGGTCCCTGCTTTCGCCCAGATTTGTCACCAGACTTGCCACCAGAGACCGCGTCTGACTTGTCATGCGAAAGAGCAAGAAGCCCCTTGGCAATGTCCCACGATAGCGTTCGCGCCGCTGGATTCGTCGCCAGATAAATCGCCGCCGCTTGCTTGGCCTCAAGTTTACCGGGCCAGATTTGCGCCAGACGTTTCCCGGCATCGTCCTGCCCCCGGCGATAGGCAGCATCCCAGACCTTGCGGGCTTCGGTACCTGCCGGTGGTGGCCCCACCTTTTCGTCCTCTTCCTCCTCTTCGCCATCCTCGGCCTTTTCATCGGGCGCGACAGGCTCCCCCTCTTTCCCATCGGTAGCGGGCGCCTTTTTCGGCGGTGGCGTTTGATCGCCTTTACCACCGGTCTGTGTGGGCGCGGGCTTGTCCTCGGATTGTTCTTCTGGCTTTGCCTGGGTCTCGCCGTCTTCATTTTCCCTGGAATCCGCCATGGCTTCGCCATTCCCCGCCCGAAGTCCGAGCGCCTGGGCAAAAACGTTCTGAATAGTCATTGTTTCTCTTCCCGTCAGATGGACTGGATAATGTCCCAAAAATCACAACAGGCCACGGTAGGCGAAGCAACGGCATCAACCAGACCGAGCGCAAGAGCCTGTCTTACTGCATCTGGACCGGTGTAGGCCGCGCCGCCGGTCTCAATCACCCGCTGCACAGGCAGGTCGCGATAGCGAGCCACATCGATCGCAAATTTCCGCCCAACCGCATTAACCGCCGCCTGTTCTTCTTCCAGAAAAGCGGGTGCAAAAGGCTCGACCATATTGCCCAACCCTTTGCGGGGGCCAGAGCGTATTACGGCAACATCAATCCCACTTGCCTGCAATCGCCGGGATTCCGTTGTTCGGATTGAAATACAGCCAATATTGCCGCAGCCGCCGCTTTCCGGGACCGCGATTAAGAGGCAAGCTGCCGCAAGCCAATAGGCCGCGCTATAGGCCTGGGGCGATAAGACCGCCGCAACCGCCTTTCCCGTCGCCATGCGCCCGGCATAGATCTGTTCTGCCAATTCGGGACAGCCGCCGACCATGCCGCCCGGACTGTCAATCTCGAATAGAATGGCTTTGACCCCCGGATCGGCGAAAGCCTGCGCGAATTGTGTGGACAACAGGTCATAGCCTGTTGCCAGCATTTCGCGCCCCCTCCAAAGACTTCGGGTCATCAGCACGCCCATTGCCCGGATATGCACCAGACCGGGGGCCAATTGCGGCAGCGGATCGGCAAAATCCGGCAAAGCCGCGCTGTCGCCATTAGGCTCGAAAGCCATGCGCTGCATATGGTCCACCGTCCGCGCAAGCCCCTCCAGCGCCGATGGGGCCAGAAGCCATGCGCCTGACAAAGAAGCCGATATCATGCTGCCCCCTGTTCTTCCGGTGCGTTCTGGTCTGGACCAACAGGCCGTTGCTCCTCCTCAGGCTCAGGCTCTGAAGGCGCCGCAACCGGGGCTGGGTTGTCACCTGGGTAAGGGATACCTGCCTCCGCAAATTTGCGTCTTTCACGAACCTGTTGGATCAGGATTGCATCGGGGTCGCGGCCTTGTTCAATTGCTTCATCAAGATGCGTGCTGACCTTTGCCCGGATTTTGCCTTCCATCGCCGCGACTTCTTTTGCCGGGTCCAGATAGCCCCGCGCGGGACCGATCCAACGCGCCCGACACCAGGCCGCGGGCGCCTCCAGGAAGCCCGGCGCATGGTCCGGCAAGCGAACCTTGCCCATCATTACGGCTTCGCGAATGACCGTGTAATAGATCCTGTTGACGAACTGGCTGACAAACATCTGGCGATCCGACATCACGGTCCGCCATGCTTCGAGCATCCCACCGCGAGCGCTGGAATAGTTTGAGCGGCTCCAGTCATTGGAGAATTGCTCATAGCTCATCCCGCCAAAGCCCGTCGCCATGGCGGCCAAAATCGAAGCTGCAAAGGAGGCAAAAGCCGTGTTCGGACGAACGGGTTGGCTCCAGTTTATTTTATCACCCGGGGACAAAATCGGCACTTTCGCGCCGTTAAACCGCACCGGGTTTTGCGCGTAAAATTCAGATCGAAAATCCTGAAAGGACTCCGCCGCCAGATCGCCATCATCAAGCGTCTCCATAATCAAGCTTGGATCAAAAGCGCTTTCCAGGGACATCGCCATGACAGCATTAATCACAGCCGCTTGGAGTTCTGCGCTGCTGTAACCCGAAAACATCTTAAAGCCCGTCAGGATCGGCGCAAATCGGCTGATCCCTCTGGTCTGACCGGGTCTTGTTTTCTCGAACGCATGTAGCACCACGGGGCGCCCATGGATCTCACGCGGCCAGCGATCCCACCGCATACGATCCGAAAGCTGATCCAACCACAGATCATCGGGATGGGCGCGGCGAATGTGATAGGCCACAGCGGCGCCATCGGCATTCAACTCGATCCCGCGCCGCATATAGCCCCTGTCGGGCTGATTGTCTGGATTGCTCAAACGTGCAGGATCAAGCATTTGCATGGCGGTTTGATAGGGGCTCTCGGTCTGTCGCGCCAAAAGCAAGGCCAGACAATCGCCCCCGCAAATCAATTCATGAAAGGCCTGACCGATCAGGCCGCCGCCCGTTTGAACCCGCGACACATCCGCCGTTAAACCCGGATTGTCGGACCATTCCTGGAATGCGGCTTCCATCTGTTCCGCAACCAGCCCGATTTCAATATCGGACAATCCAAGACGGCGCCCGTCCGGCTCCGCAATCGGACGCATATTGAAGCCGACAACCGAATA